CAACCCCGGCAGCGATGAAACTGGGATCGTTGTGGTGGGTCGCGATGCGTCTGGTCGTGGGTATGTGCTGGATGATGACAGCGGGCGCTACAGGCCGGAAGATTGGGCGCGGCGCGCTTTGTCGCTTTACGATCAATATGAGGCCGATTGCATTGTGGCTGAGGTTAATCAGGGCGGGGATATGGTGGAGGCGATGATTAGGGCCGCTGCAAGGGGCCGATCCGTGCCAGTGACTAAAGTGACAGCAACACGCGGCAAGCACGTCAGGGCAGAGCCTATCGCGGCGCTATACGAGCAGGGAAAGGTTCGCCATGCGGTGTCACTGCCGCAGCTTGAAGACCAGATGTGCGCGTTCACTATCGACATGGACCGCAAGTCGCTTGGCTATTCCCCGGACCGCGTTGATGCGCTTGTCTGGGGAATGACGAACCTTTTCCCGGCGATGGTGGGGCGCAAGAAGCAACCGCCCGCTATTCTTATGCCTACATCTATGCCTATTGCTAGGTGAGTTGTAATGTTATACTGTAACCGAAATATGGGGTCTCATAATGGCACGTAAGACAAAAGAGCAAAGATTGCAGGCGGTCCATGAGGACGCTCTAATCGAGTTCGACGCCATTCAATCCGCCGTGCGTGACGAGCGCATTCAGTGCCTTGAGGATCGCCGGTTCTATTCCATCGCGGGCGCGCAGTGGGAAGGCAGCCTGGGCGAGCAGTTTGCCAATAAGCCTAAGTTTGAGGTGAACAAGGTTCACTTGTCGGTGATGCGGATCATCAACGAATACCGGAACAACCGCATCACGGTTGATTTTCTAAGCAAGGACGGCAGCGCAGACGATACGCTTGCCGATACCTGTGACGGGCTTTACCGGGCCGATGAAGAATACAGCACGGCAGACGAAGCCTATGACAACGCATTTGAGGAGGCCGTCGGCGGTGGTTTTGGCGCATGGCGTCTGCGCACTGTGTATGAGGATGAATACGACGACGACGACGACCGTCAGCGCATCCTGATCGAGCCTATCTATGACGCCGATACATCCGTGTTCTTTGACCTGAACGCCAAGCGCCAGGACAAGAGCGACGCCAAGTCATGCTATGTGCTAACAGCCATGACGCCCGACGCCTATGAGGAGATATGGGGCGATGATCCGACAAGCTGGCCTGAAAGTATTGGCGACATGGACTTTGACTGGGCCGCGCATGACGTGGTTTATGTTGCGGAAGTCTACAAGGCTGAGATGCAACTTGAAACCATCCGCGTATTTGAAACGCTGGCCGGCGAAGAAGAACGCTATAGCGAGGCGGACTTTGCCAATGATCCGGAGTTAGAGGCCGCGCTTGCATCGGTCGGCACGCAAGAGGTTCGCCAGAAAAAGGTAAAGCGCCGCAAGGTTCGCAAGTATTTCATGAGCGGCGGTGGCGTTCTGTCCGACGAAGGCCACATCGCAGGCACGGAAATTCCGATTGTGCCGGTCTATGGCAAGCGGTGGTTTGTGGATAATATCGAGAGGTGCATGGGGCATGTGCGCTTGGCCAAGGATGCGCAGCGGCTCAAGAACATGCAGCTATCCAAGCTGGGCGAGATCAGCGCACTGACGCCGATGGAAAAGCCTATCTTTATGCCTGAACAGGTTGCCGGTCACGAATATATGTGGGCGCAGGACAATCTGAAGAACTATCCTTACTTGCTGGTTAACCCGGTGCAGGATGCCAACGGCAACGAAATGGCAAGCGGTCCAATCGGATACACCAAACCCCCGCAAATCCCCGCAGCTATGGCCGCACTGTTGCAGATCACAGAGCAGGATATGCAGGACATTCTCGGACGTCAGCAGGACGGCGAAGAGATGGTGTCGAACATCAGCGGCAAGGCTGTTGAGTTGATCCAGTCGCGGCTAGACATGCAGTCATTCATCTACATGTCGAACATGGCTAAGGCTGTTAAGCGTTCCGGCGAAATCTGGCTATGCATGGCGCGTGATGTGCTGGTGGAGCCGGGCCGCAAGATGAAAATGGTTGGCTTGCAGGGCGATATTGAAACGGCAGAACTGACAACGCCGATCCTGAACACGGAAACTGGCGAGGTTGAATATGAGAATGATATTTCCAAGGCCAAGTTTGACGTTATCGTTGATGTAGGGCCTTCGTCTGCGTCCAAGCGCGAGGCCACAGTGCGCGCGCTGACTGGTATGATCCAGTTGACGCAAGACCCGCAGGATAGGGCTGTGTTGACCGGCATGGCGCTAATGAACATGGAAGGCGAAGGCATTTCTGACGTGCGGAAATTCTACCGCAAGAAGATGGTCAGCATGGGTGTTATTAAGCCGAACGAAAAAGAAGAGGCCGAAATGGCAGCGGCAGCGGAACAACAGCAGCCAGATCCGCAGGTGGTTTACTTGCAGGCGGAGACAGAGAAGTCACAGGCGCAAGCTGTCAAAGCGCAGGCTGACACCGAATACACGGCAGCCCGGACGGAAGAGACACGCGCCAAAACCGCCGAAACGCTGGCATCCATTGACAGCAACGAGCGCGAATTGGCACTGAAAACAGCGCAGACCCTTAGCAATTTGACGCGGGGTCAGCAGTAACACGGCAACCGCACCGCCGTTCAATTGGTGTGAGACAAAGAGGCACGACATGGCACTAGACGCAGAAAAAGCAAATCTTGAGGATCAGGAACTTGACGACCAGGAAGTTGATGACGGCGACGCGGACGAAGATGAAGGACCGGACGCGCCGTTAGAGGTTGAAGCCGAAGATGACGGCGATGACGAAGATGACGGCGATGACGAAGTGATTGTATCAATCGGGGATGTGGCCGAAGCGGAAGCCGGCGACGCCGAACCCGCGCCGGCATGGGTGCGTGATCTTCGCAAGCAATACCGCGAGGAAAAGAAGCGCACCAAGGAACTTGAGGCTAAGCTGGCCGAACGTGACGCGGTTGCAAAGCCTGCCGAACAGGCCAAGAAGCCGACCCTTGAGGCCAGCGACTTTGATACTGCCAAGTACGAGGAAAGCCTTGCTGCGTGGTATGATCAGAAGCGCGAACGTGACGCGCAAGAGGCTGCCCTCAAGGCCGAAGATGAAGACGCCGAAAAGGCATGGGGCGAACGGCAGAAAGTATACCAAGAAACCAAGGCTGGCCTCAAGGTGCGTGACTATGACGATGCCGAGGAGGTCGTGCAAGACACGATGTCAGTGACGCAACAGGGCATGATCCTGCAAGGTGCAGAGAACCCGGCGTTGCTGGTCTATGCGCTGGGCAAGAACCCGAAGCGCGCCAAGGAATTGGGATCAATCAAGGACCCGGTGAAATTTGCTTTTGCAGTTGCAAGATTGGAGACACAGTTGAAAGTTGGCAAGAAAAAGGCCTCCACATCGCCGGAGCGTGTCGTGTCCGGCACGGGCCGATCATCTGGGGCAGTTGATAGCACGTTGGAACGGTTGCGCACCGAGGCTGAAAAGACGGGCGACTTCACTGCCGTCCGGGCGCACAAGAAGAAGATGCGCAAGGCTTGATAACCTGCAATCAAGTGTGATAAGGTAACAACTAAGGCGTCATCGGCCTAACCGATAGTTTACAACAGCCGCGTTGCTTAGGTGACGCGGCAAACCAAGTAGCCGCCTGACTTACTGTGGCGAGATGAAACAAGATTTATCTCAACAAAAGCGGGGCTTTCCTGCTTTGCCATGTAAGCTAGGAGCAACTAATGGCTAATACATTTTCAAAAGAGGAGCGCGTTGCCTTCGAGGATATCCTTGAGGGCTTCGAGGATGCGCTTGTTATTTCGCGCAACGTGTCCAAGTATGGCACGAACGCGCAAATGATGGAGCGCGCAAACGACACCATCTGGCGTCCAATGCCCTACATCATGTCGTCTCAAGACCGCGTTGTCGGCACTGACATCACATTTCAAGACGTAAAGCAGCTTTCCGTTCCATCCAACATCGGCTTTCAAAAATCTGTGCCTTGGAAAATGGACGCGCTGGAATTGCGGGACGCCCTGCAAGAAGGTCGCTTGGGTCAGGCCGCATATCAGCGCCTTGCATCTGACGTAAACACCGCAGTTCGTGACGTTGCATCACTGCAAGGAACAATGGTTGTTTCGATTGCAACTGCTGCCGGGACTTATGCCGACATTGCACAGGCCGAAAGCCTGATGAATGAACAAGGTATTGCGGAAGGTGATCGTTACCTTGCACTGTCCACCCGTGACTATAACGGGCTGGCATCCGATCTTGCTGCACGTCAGACAATGGCCGGCAAGCCAACGTCTGCTTACGAGCGTTCTTATGTTGGCAACGTTGCGGGTCTTGAGACATACAAGATGGACGCAGGCAAGCGCATCGCCGCCGCTGGTGGTGGCACGCGCACAATCGCGACAAACGGCGCACAGGTTCAGTATGTTCCCAAGTCGTCCGAGAGCGTCACGGCTGGCGTTATCAACGTCGACAACCGTTACCAGACCGTCACCGTGTCCGCGACAACCGGCGTTGTCGCTGGCGATTGCTTCACCATTGCTGGCATCCAAGCGGTTCACCACATCACGAAAGAAGCGACAGGGCAGCTTAAAACCTTCCGCGTTATTTCGGTGGACAGCGGCACCACAATGACGATCAGCCCGCCTTTGATTGGCGCGAACCAGGGTTCTCCGACTGACGCGGAGCTGGCATATAAGAACTGCGAAGTTGTCAGCACATCGGCAACCGCTGCAATCGTTTGGCTGAACGTCACTGCCGCTGCAGCCAACCCGTTCTGGCACAAGGACAGCATCGAAATCCTGCCCGCATCCTACGCGGTGCCAACGGATCAGGGTGTTGACGTGATGAAAGGCACAATCGACCAGGGTCTTGAGGTCTGTATGACAAAGTTCTTCAACAACAAGACGTATGTTTCCGAGTATGCCCTTGACGTGCGGTTCGGGGTGGTCAACACCAACCCTGAAATGAACGGCATCATCCTGTTCGGCCAGACCTAAACAATAACGCGGCGGGGCTTCGGTCCCGTCGCATCATATAAGGGGGTCTGCATGGGCTGGACTAAGCGCGACATTATCAATCAGGCGTTTGAGGAAATCGGGCTGGCTGGCTATGTCTTTGACTTGCAGCCCCAGCAGATCGAAAGCGCAGTGCGCAGGCTTGATGCGATGATGGCGACATGGAACGGCAAGGGCCTGCGGCTTGGGTATCCTGTGCCTAATTCACCAGGTTCCGGTGATCCTGACGAAAACACAAACGTTTCTGACATGGCTGTTGAGGCCATGATTTTGAATTTGGCGGTGCGTATCGCGCCGATCTACGGCAAGACGGTATCGCCTGACACGAAGGCCACGGCCAAGGGTGCGTACAATCAACTGATGGCACAGGCCGCGCGACCGATTGAAATGCAGAGGGATGCCTATTCGATCCCGGCTGGGGCTGGCCATAAGGGGTGGCGCGATAGCCGTGACCCGTTCCTTGTGCAGCCCACTGATGAATTGCAGGCTGGTCCTGATAGCCTTTTGGAGTTTGAATAATGACTGAAATCAACCGGCTGACTAGCACAGACGCGCTTGCCGCTGGCGACCTGCTGCCCGTTTACAAACAATCGCAGGGTGACGCGCGCAAGGCCAGTATCACTGTGCTGATGGAATACATCAACGCGAATGCGGATCTGCCAGGCGACCAGTCAACGCAATACGCCGCCCCTAGTTCTACGGGCTTCTCTGTCACTGTGAACGCGGGCGATGTGTGGTTGATCCTGACGCCGACGGCGGGCTTTGCGGCCGGCACGATTGCCCTGCCTGATGCGCCTGCCGACAAAGACACGGTGACGGT